TGAAACTTCGAGGCGTCGCCCTCGACCGGAAGCATTTCTTGTCCGACCGCATCGTGATCGTCTGGGCTACTGAATCTGAAGCCGAAGGCTCGCCCCCGTCTCGCGTAGAAGAACGCGAGCAGAGCCGTCAGTTGGCTCTTCGCCTTGATGCCGTAGGCGACGTTCCACCGTTCCCGAGGGTAGGTCCAATTCTGATTTCTCTTCTCGAACCCGCTCCCAAGCTCGACGACTTCCGTGCTGAACTCGGGCCCCCCCTCTGACCCGTAGCTTATGTCGGTGGGGAACTGAACTTCGTGAAATCCTGACGGCATCGCGGGCCCCCTCTCTACCTGTTACGATTCGTTGCCGCGAGAGCGACAGCGGCTTGGGTCATCAGTTGCGACTTCGCCCGTTGGAACGACGCGATATCCGGCGTCGTGATGTTGAAGTTGAACGTGTTCCCGCTGCTGGTCCGATCTCCGATTCCGAGCCGCGACAAGAAGCGATCGTCCCTCAGCTTCGCGAGCGGAATGATCGCCTCGGGAACCTCGCCGATCCTCGCGATCTCGGGGTGAAAGACGAGCCCTCCCGAGGCGTGTTCCGCCGTCGGAGCGGGGGGCCCGACGAACTCCTCGGACGCGTTCACCGTTGGGGCTCCGCCGAAGAGCCACCCGACGACGCCGCCGCCCTTCTCGCTGATGTTCAACATTCCACCCAATTCCGCCGCCGCGTCAGCCGCGATTCTTCGCAGGAAGGCGTCCCAAAGGGACTTGAGAATGTCGAGAATGCTCTCCCATTCGCCCTTCATCGTGACGAAGAGGATGTCCTGGAAGGCGCGAAGCATATCGCCGGCTGCTTCGTTGGCGAACTGCACGAGATAATTCTTGTGCTCTCCGTAGAGGGCTTGTTCCTCGCGCAAGAGATCGCGCGTTCTCTTCGCCGACACCTGGGCCACAAGCTCGGCGGCAACCCCCTCGTCCTTCATCACCTTCATCTGAAGCGCGATCTGCTCCAATCTCGCGTCGTGGTACTCCTTCCAGATCGCGGCGATTTCCTCTTTCTTGCGCCCCTCTTCGTTGAGAAGCTCTTCGAGAAGGCCGATCCGATCGTCGAGCGACGCCTTCTGCGTCTTGAAGATATCGGCCCGCTCCGTCTCCAAATCCTTCCGGCGTTTCTCGGCGATCGCCGACACTTCTTCAGCGGGAACCCCGCTCTTCACCATCGCTGCGGCCTCGAACTCGATCTGCGCGAGGCGAACGGCGTGGTACTTCCCCCAAAGCTCTTCCATCTGCGCCGTCGTCAGATCGGTCTGCTTGAGAAGCTCCTGGTATCCGGCGACCTGGGCCGAGACGATCTCTGCCGCCGTGGGGCCCGTCGCCTTCGTCTTTTTCCCCTTCTGGCTTTTCAATGCGGCCGCGCCCCCCTCGATTCCTTCCAGTTCTTCGTCGTCCCAAGCACCGGCCTCCGTCGCTGCGCCGGAAACGGCCTGAACCTTCTTCTGCCACTTCGTCGTCGCATCTTCGACCGCTCCGTTGATCGCGTCGCCGTGCGCCTTGCCCGCTTCTTCAGCGGCCTTCTTCGCCGCTTCCCAATTCTCTGTCGCGATCGTCGCCGCGCTTCTTCGCTCGAACGTCTCTCTCGTTACGTCTGTTGCCTTGCCGATCGATTTGATATAGGAGTCGTTGATCTTCTTGTAGTCATCGACGAACTCCGTCGAGACGTTCTTCAGGGCGTCAGCCGCGTACTTCCCGGCCATCTTCCAGTTTCCCTCAAGCATCGAGGCGATCGCCTTCGAGAGATTCCAGAACGCCTTCAGTATGTTCCCGATCACGTCCTTGATGAGAAACGTAGCGACAGCGGCGATCGAGACGAAGATCACTTTCCCGAGCCACACGAAGATCTTCCCGATGTTATCGGCGACGACGGCGAGATTCTGCCCGAACTCTTGCCACTCCGTCATTTCAGGCGGAGCGAGGGCGTTCCTCATGTCCTCGCCGCTCTTCGCGAGCCGATCCGCCGCGTCCTCGCCCGAGAGAGAGATGTCGTTGAAGAAGTCGCCGACGGCACCGGCAACGTCGCCGATCCATCCGACGATCTTCCCGATCACCCCAGCGATCTCGAGAATTGCCGAGATCGTGTCGCCGATGAATGTGGCGATGTCCTTCCCGTGTGCCTGAAGGAACTTCGTTACGTCGGCGATCATCGTCTGAAGGGCGTCCTTGTACTTCATGAACGCCTCGTTGCCGATCGCCTGGAACTGATTCTTGAGAACCTTCGCCATCAGTTCGATCGACTGTCGAGACTCCTCCGCGACCTTTTTCGTCGTACCGCCCGAGTCTTCTAGTGATTGCTGGAACTCGCGGATCGTTCCCGCCGAGTCACGAAGCTGAAGAAGGGCCCCGCCGAGCTTCGCGCCGAACTGCTTCATCACGTCGGCAGAGGACATCCCTCGCTTGTCCATTTCGGCGAGAACGTCGAGAAGGTCGGAACTGCTCATCCCGAACTCGTAGGCGACCTGATTCGCCTTATCGAACGCCATCGCGATCGCCATTCCCGCTTTCGATCCGGCCATTCCCCGATCGACCAACTGCGCGATGTACCCGGTAGTCTCGCTCATCGAGTACCCGAACGCCTCGGCAGCGGGCCCCGCTTTCACCAAGCCGTCCATAAGCTCAGAGACCGCTGCTCCCGTCTGAAGGTGCGCCGCCACGACGGGGTCCATGTACTTCGCCGTCTGCTTCCACGAATCGCCGGTCTGCGTCAGGATCGAGTCAAGCCGCTCGATGATCTCTGAAAGCTCCATTCCCGAGGCGGTGGCCGCGTCGAGAAGATCGGGCATGACCTCTAGTTGCTCGTTGGGTTTCAGTCCCTCCATCGAGAGAAGCGCGAGCCCCTTGGCGATGCTCGTGGAGCTATGCTCCGTCGTTCTCCCAAGCTCGATCGCCTCTTCGGAGAGAAGGGCAAGCTCCTCTGCCGTCGCCTTCGACGCGATCCTTATCGCGACCAACTGCTTCTCGAACTCCATGCCCTCGGCTGTCATCTTCTTGAACGCCCCAATCGCCGCGAGCCCCCCGAGCGCAACGCCGAAAGCCCCCGCCATCGGGCCCAGGGCTTTGAACGCGCCACCGATCGAGCCGAGAGCCCCGCCAGCCCGCGCCTGAAGTTTCCCGAAGATGCCTTGGGCCTCGTTCGCCCCCGTCTTCAACTGCGAGGCATCGAGCCCGATGTGCGCCATCAGGGTTCCGATGTTCATAGCTGATCCGAGGCTTGCCATTTCGCTACTCCTTCGCGAGACGATTTCTCTTCGCCATAGCGTAGATCTTCAACACGGCGTCTTTCAACTGCTCCATCGTCTGCTTCTTAGGGGGCCCGAGATCGGGCTCCTTCGGCATGAAGTCCTCCGGCGCGAACTTCCTCGATCGCCTCGCCCTCGAAGCGTTGGCGATCGTCGAGGCCACGACGCCGGTTCTGAGCCAATCGACGCGATACCCGAACGGTTCGATCGCGTAGTACGCGAGCCACTCGGCGATCTGCGCGCTCGTGAGACGTTCGAGCAGGAAGTCGGGATGCTCGACGCCGAGAGCAAGACTCAACCTGAAGAGGAAGCGTCGCCCTGGGCGTCGGAGGAGTTTTTTGATAGCTCCTCTACATCCTTGCTCGTGAATCGAGACAGTTCGCGAGACGCCTCGAAGATTCGATCGAGCGCAGCCGCGCTCTTGTCTCCGAGGGCTTCGACGTCCTTCTTCGTGAAGACCGGCTGGCCCGATTCATCGACGCAAGAGGCGGCAACGATTCTCGCTCGAAGATTCCGAAGGTTCCGTTCCCCGCCGGAACCGACGATGCTGGCCTCAAGCTCGTCCCTTTGCTTGCCGGACATGGTCGAGACGATAACGTCACCGCCCCATTCTGGAACTGATACGATCTTTTTCGGCAGATCGTCGGCCTGAAGAATCTGTTCCCTGTTTAGGAACGCCATGTTCTTCACGCTCCTTTCGACTACGTATCGAGTGTGACGGCCCCCGTGATCTTCAGGGTAACGTCAATCGTCACCTTATCGTCGGGAGTGATCGACAAGGGAAGATCGGTCACGAACGCCGCGAACGTCAGCGTCGTTGCCCCGGTATCGGGAATAACGATCTGGTAGTTCACGGAGTCCTCGTCCTGAAAATCGTCGAGCATCTTATTGTACCCGCTGAGGGTGAAGTTCATGTTCAGCGTGACGGTCCCTCCGTCCCTGAACCCCCCGATGAACTCGCGGTATCCGCCAGTCGAATCGAGGGAAGTCACGTCGATGAAGTCCCTGGTCATGCCGGGGCCCGTGATCGAGTTCACTTCGGCGAGGGCGGTGAACGTCTCGGGCGAGACGCCGTTGCCCCGCTTGAACTGAGCACCAACACCGGCGATGGCGTTGCTCATGTGAAACCTCCTTACTCAGATTCCGTTCTGTGAATCTGAAAGTTGATCGTGAATATCGGCCTACCGTTGTCGTCTCTTCCAAGCATGAACGGCTCGCCCATCGCCTGAATGAGAACGATTCGAGTGACCGAATCGAGCCAATGGTTCGCTACGCCATGAAGCTCTCTCTTGATGTCGCGAGCGAGTTCTTCCGCTGGGCGGAAGTCGCCCTTCGTTCCCCGAACACGAACCTGAACAGTTGGGTACTCGTAGACATATCCGAGTGTCGGCGGTAGGCCCCCCGAGTCGAACACTCCCACGCAGAGATCGGGAGCCGTCTCGGGAATCTCGTTCAAGAACAGGTTCGTGTTGAACGCCAGGGCCAGCGACGATTCGGCGTCGAGCAGGTCTTTGATATCTACGCTTGGGGCGTTCATCGCTTACCGCCTCTCGGCTTGATGGCCGCGTACTCTCGAATCGCGTCGAGAGCTTCCTCTTGCTTCTCCTTCATCGCCGTCTCCAAGTATTTCCATTGGCCGACGGGGTGATGAATCTTCTTCCCACTCTTCGG